TAAGACTTCTCTTTATCAGTTGTAAACATGGTTCTAAACAATGCACCATTGCAACATAGTCCACAATCAAGACATAATTCTTTATTCGTTTCTTGTAGTTGTGTATCCATTATCTATACGAAGAACCAAATCTCCTTCACCTTTTATTACTCTATGGTAATTATTCTTTATGATAAAATAGTCTTTTCCTATCTCTAATTCTTCGGGTAATTTGTCTTCTTTTTGTAATTCCCACCCATTTCCACTCAATACATGTATGGTTCTAGACTCTTTATCTCTATGCCAAACCAATTTCTCTTCGTCTACATCTGCAGAAAATGTTCTAACAATGTATTCTATATCTGTCCCATGTTGGACTAGTGGTTGGTCTATATAAGGGTTAGTCATCGCCTGGATAGTAATTGTCGGTTTTTTCTCTATATCCATAAAAACTACCTTCTTTCTCTTTCTTTTTTGCTTCAAACATTCCTAACACATAGTTATCTGCAACGTCTTCTGCATAAGATTCACTATGGTTATGAACCTGTCTAGTTTCTAGTATTACGTTGTCTTTTGCTAAATCTACTTCAAAACCTTCTGAAGTTAGTCGGACTGTTGCAGTCCTGTTTTCATTTCTGTATTCGTGTATCACTTGACTCATAATTATCTCCTTATATTTAGTTTACCAAAAAAAGTTTCCGCCGTCTGATAGACCTAACTGTTTCGCATAATGTGGTAATCTACATGCCCAATATGATGCAGTAGTTTTATCTTTTTGTTGTGAACACTTATGTCGTGCAGCGAAGGATTTTCTTGCTTTCTCGTTTCCGAGTTTCACTTTGAGACCTGTAGTGTCTCCCCATGTGACTTTTTTAATCTTTTTAGTTTGTGGGTCTCTAACATACACATAGTATTTCTTAGGGCCACCTGCTTTTGGTTTGTTGAGTTCGGGTTCTTCTTCTTCGTTTATAAACTCGTATTGTGGACAATCTAGTGGAACTAATTCTCCCTCATACACTTCGAACTCACCAATATCTGTTTCCATTATATTCTTATCAACTTCAGTAAGTCTGTATCGGTCTTCTTTGATAAGGTTTCTTGCTTCATTAATACATTCAAAATACATCATAGAACCTAAACGAAATGGATTGTCTAGTAGATTGGTTTTTTCTTTTTGAAGTGTATCGAGTGTTTCGTTGATTGCAATTTGAGAAAATGTTTTCTTTGAATCGTGATATGATTTTTGATTCTCTTTTACGTATTTCTCAACTGATTGACCAGGCGTATCTTCTTGATATGCTTTTACTGTTTCGTCTGTTCCCTGTTCGTGAACTCCGTTATCGTGTTTATTTCCTGCCACTTGGAAGTATCCCCTTCTCTTTCAATTTTCTAAGTCTTGGTTCTGTTCTATTGTATTTTTGTGATACAATTGATAAGTTAGACTTGTCATTATTCATAGGATTATTGTCCTTATGGTGAACGTCCTTTCCTTTTATATCTTTTCTGTCCTTTAGACTTCTTCGTGCTTCATTTCTTTTTGCACGTCTTTTAACTTGTTCGGGTTTTGAGTGATAATTTTCATACTCTTTTTTGTAATCTCTTTCTTCGTTTTGTTTCTCGGCAGCCTTTCTATCTGCATCACGTTTTGCTTGAATTTGTTTATTCTGAACTTCTTTTTCTTTCTGTTGATTGACTTTATCTGTTTCTCTTTCGTGTCTATCAGTAAGTGCTTCTAACTCTTGTTCTTGTTTTGCTTTTAATCTTTCTAGTTCTTCAGTTTGTTTTGCTTTAAGATTTGCAGCGTCAACTGCAGCGTCTTCTTGTATGTTATCACCAAACTTTAAAAATAGTTTTCCTTTCTCTTGTTTCTTATCAGTGACTTTCATTTTAACATATGACCCCAAATGATTAATTATTCCGACTCCTTTTTCAGGATTCTTTTCATATTCTTTTTCAACCATTTTCATTATATTTTTGAAAATGTATTCTAAGATACTTCTCCAATCAGTGACAAGTTTACCTTCTTCTATTGCTTCACTCATAACAAGTGAAGATAATTGATTGACAACAACTGATATCTGAGTAGTGTTCATTGTTGATAACACTTCTAATTGTTTTTTAGTAAGACCTTTAACTTTCTTAAGTGCCTTTTTGATATCAACTGCTTCTTCGATTGACTCTGATTTACCTTGAACTTTCTTTGCAAGGTCTTGGTCTGCACCACCCCATGTTCCTTTAGATTTAGTCACAAAAGAATTAACGCGTGCATGTCCCCATTGTTCGGGTGTAGTGCCTGGCCTGTGACCACCTTTCCAAGCTGCAACTCCACGTTTGTAGACTTGTTTTAGAACACCTACAGGCATTCCACTCTTGTCTGCTTTCTTTTGTAGAGATTTATCAGCTGCACCTTCTCCAAACATTTTCTTATACTTCTTAGTGTGTTGTGAAGGTTTTGTATCTGCTTGTGAATCGCCAGGTGCTGGTTTGAATGCATCTTCACCTTCTTTATCTTTGTTTTTATCAAAGTGTGATGCACGTTTATCTTTTGTAGACTTAGACATTTCGTCTCCGTCTGCGTCTTTTGCGTAATACTTCTTAGGTTGAGAACCTTTCTTGCCCTCTACTTCTTTATCTTGTTGAGTTTTACGTAATTTTTCTCTAAGTTCTTCTAACATACTACTATTTAGTTCTTTTTAACAACTATCCTCTTACCAGTCTTTCTACTTGTGGTTGTTTTAAAGTTTACACCTATATTAGGTATATCGGGTGTTTTCACTGTATCTTTACCTTTACCTCTCATCTTCAGTTCGTAAGATTTCCATTTCATTGCAATTTTGTTTTTAGGGAATGAGGTAGACCAACCTAACAGTTTACTGTATAGTGAATTTGCCTTTTTATCAAGACTTGCAAGGTCATCATCATTCTTAATCTCTACAAAGTCTCTACCAAAAATTGATTTATATTCCTTTGCATTCTTTTGTGCAGCGTCCCAATCTTTCTTTACAATTTCAGATGGTAGTTTTCTAGACCTTAAGTCATTTCTTTTTTGTGCATTGTCTAAACTTGCATTAACAAATACCATTTTGTATTCGTATCCTAATGTGTCTAACATTTTTTTGTAGTTCTTAATCTTACCCGACTTTGCACTTGTAGTGTCAAAGATAAGACCTAGTCTTCCTTCGATATAGGATTCTAGATTTTTACCTGTAATCTTTTTTGCTTTTGCACGGATAGGGTCTACTTTATCAAAGTCTGCACCTCTAAGGTCAAGTGACATTCCTGCTTTCTTTAGTCCGTTTTCAAATGCTTTATCAGTGTTGACCATTTTTAAACCAAGTGCAGTCAAAGCTAATTTCTTTACAACTGCAGATTTACCACTGCCTGGCCCACCACTTAGGAAAACTGCTTTGAATATGCCAGGGTCATAGACTCCTTCTTTAACTAAATCTTCAACCATGTAGTGTGGTAGTGTTCCTTCTGCAATACCCATTCCTTTACGAATGTCATTGTATAGTTTCTGAATCAATCCTTTGTTCTTAGTTGGAACACCTTGTTTAAAATTATCAAAGTCTCCTGCTTCTGCATATCCTCTGAGTTTACTTGCAGACATTCCACTGACATCATCTGCATCGGGGTCTCTCTCACCAGCAGATACTATATTAATCTCTTCGAATTTATAGAATCCATGACGTGCTTTAACACCATTGTATTTGTTTAGTAGTGTTTCAAATTCACCAACTCTATCTGAACCTACAACCATTTTGATTCTAGTGTATTTCTTTTTATGTAATTCTGTTGCAATCTCAAATACTGTTCTTGCATTTACATCTGCAACAATCTTTCCAAAGAAACTTCTTAGGTATTTGATTTTATCTCGGTGTGATAGTGGATTTTTAACCTTGTCATTTGAGTGTGAAGTGAATAATAGAACATCATCACCTTTTGATTCTTTTTTGAGTTTGTCTACTAACTTTCCATGACCTGTTGTAGGTGGATTGAAACGTCCAAAGGTAAATACTGCACCTTTGTTCTTAGCTTCTGTGAGAAATTTATTAAATGATTTCATCTTTTTTCTCTATCTTTTTTGACTTCGTTTTCAATATCTTTCATGTTTTCATTTCCGTCTTTACTAGTGTCGTAGTTGAATGCTTTATCTTCTTCACCTACTGCCCAACTTCCGTCAACATATTTGATATCATCTCTTTGCATAGGATAATCGGGTAATGCAAGAGGTGGGAATTCTTCGTTTATGAATTGTTTGAATGATTTCATTACTTATCCCAAGATTTTTGTGCAGTGAAGTTATTAAATGCAAACTCCATTCTGTCTACAAGTTTAACTGCACTTCCTGTTTTATCGATTGCAACGTATCCTTCGGGGTTTACTACCTCAAAACCATTTGCAGTTTTTTTGAAAGTTCCTATACTCTTTACTCTATTTAGTGCATTTATGATAAGTTGTTTTGCAACAACCAAGTGTCCCATAAATGAAGTAAGATTAGTTATCATATTCTTTAAACTTCTGAGTTCATTAAAGAGTTGTTCACCAATCTCTTGTTTGATTTGTTTGGTCTTTTCCATTTTGACCTTTGCAACCACCTTATCTCTCCAGTAGTTTTCAAAGTGTTCCATATATCCTTTGTATGTTGGATTGAAACTACCACCTCTGATAAGTGTATTACAATATGTTTTGTATGATGCACCAGCACCTTTCTTTCCAATCTCTTCCTGTATTTTTTGGAACTTATCTAAATCTTTCTTTTTAATTCCGTGGAATGCTTTACCTGTTTTGGATAGTTCTTGTGTAAGTGTAAGTGTTTCTTTTGCAGTCATTGAACCTTTACCACTGACATCTTTATATGTTGCATCGTCAATCCAAACATCTTTACTGTTTCCTAGTTTAGATATGTTTGCACCAAAACTTGCACCCAAGTCTTCTATTGTAGAACCAGTGTATGTAGTATGAAATACAATACCCATTTTAGAGTTTGCAATCTCTTTACCTAAATCTGAATTGATATCTACTGCATACATGATTGTATTTGGTTGGAATGTGACGAATGATTTTCCGTCAATCTTTTGCATTTTCTTGTCATTGGTATACATTAAATCACCTTGCATGATTGTATTCCAAGATAGTTTAGATAAACATTGAAATGAAGTTAAGAACTTTTCTTTTAATGCACCACTTAATTCGTCTGCATTTTTAATTTCATGTTCTGAAGTGTAAAACTTAGGTTCTTTATTGAATAGAGATTTCTTTGCAACAAAGAATTGATTAGTTTCGGGGTGTTGACCACAGAAAATAGCAGGAGCTCCGTCCCACTTAACAGTCATGTTAACACTTGAATTAGAGTTTCCTTTTAACATGTCTCTAAGACCCTGTAAAAAGTTTATAGCACCACGTCCACCATCAATCCCTTGATTGATAATCTCGTCTTCTAAGTGTTCTAAATGTAGATTTTTTGCACCCATAATAGTAATTATACCACATTCTTGGTGGTATTACTACTATTTATGGTATTTTTTTGTTTATTAACTTGGGTCAACTTGGTCAATATCACCAGCAGTTATTCCTGCGTCGATATCGTCTAAGTCTGATTGATATGCAGTTAATTCAGCATCTATATCTGTAATAGCTTGGTCTGAATCTGTAAAGTTTGAAATACCTTTTGCATGTTCTTGGAAATAGTATTGTTGCCAATCGTCATGTGTCCAATTACTTCCGTCAAAGTCTGCTGGATTCCAACCTTCAGTTGCAGTTATTGAAGGATTTGCAGTCTTCCATGCAGTTAACCAACCAACAAGTCCAGCACCTGTCCATGCAGATTTACTACCACGTGCAGTATGGTCTGTTCCGTTAGGTTGATTAGTGACTTGATATTCTTGACTTACACCCTTTAACCAATTCTTATTACTATTCAAAGCTGCAATTGCAGCTACTAAGTCGGCTCTTGCTGTTTCTCTTGACATAAATTCTCCGTGATTTACTTTCTGAAAGTATTATATGTTATTATTTAGGATTTTGCAAGTGGTGAGGAAGACAATTTTGATTCTATTTTTGATATTTTTTTGTTTATTTTATCAATTTCTTTAGAATCTTTAGATACACGTGCATCTCTCAATTGTTTCTTGAGTTCAATTTTTTCGGTTATTTTTGATATAACCTCTGAACTTTTTATCACTTTCTTCATAGAACCATCTAGTATAACATTATTTAGGTGGTCTGTAAAGGGGGTTTATTTGAAGTCGTTAAAATCTCTCTTCTGTCCATCATTCCTTCCTCTATCAAATACAGGAACATCATCATTGTGGGTAGAATCATTCTCAAATAATTCTTCTTGTGCTTCTTGTTCACAATCATAGAGTTTCATTCTACTTCTATCAATACCGATTACAAATCTTTTGAAGATTGTAGGGTCATTGTATCTGTTCTTTAACTGTTTCACTACGAGTTGGTCTAGTTCTTCTAGTTCGTCACTGGTAATCAATGCAAACATTAAGTCTGCAGTTGCAGGCAATCCAAAGGACTCTGAAGTATCTTCAAGTCCTATATCTGTAGAACCAAATCCACTTCTTGTGGTTTGTGTTGCACTGACTAATGGAACGTCAAACTCCACTGCAAGACCTCTGAGTTCCTCTGCAATACTCTTTACAAGTGTATAAGAGTTTGCACCAGCTCCTGGCTTGATTCTATGTGAAGCACATATGTTCAGATAATCTACAAATATGATATCGGGTTGAAAGTCTTTTTTGATATCCAATTCTTGTAATAGGTGTCTGAAGTGTCCTACATGTGCAGTTGCAGTTGGATATTCTTTGACTATAAGTTTACCTTTAGTTTTGTTTTTCAGTTTATCAACTTTCTTCTCAAACATTTTCTTAGATAAATCGGGTAGTTCTTTCATAGGAACATTCATAGTGTTTGCATCTATTCTCTCTGCAATCCTTTCTTCTGACATTTCCATAGTAATGTATAAAACATTCTTGTTCATCATAAGACATGAAGCAGCTTGGTGACACATAAACAATGATTTACCAACACCAGTTCCAGCAAGAACAATGTTAAGTGTTTTGTTTGGTAATCCACCTTTGGTAATCTTGTTGAAGTATTCTAAGTCAAACGGAATCTTCTCTTCTTCCGTATGATAGAATTCCCATCTTGCATCTGAGTCTTCTAACACGTCATGTCCAATGTTTGTGTCAAAGGACACGGAAAGTGCGTCTTTCAATAGTTCGGGTATTTCACCAGTAGACCTTTGTGATTTCTTGTCAATGACTTCAATCGAATCCATGACTGCAATATAGATTGCTCTATCTTTACACCATTTCTCCGTTTCTTCCACTAACCACTCACTTGGTGTGGTCTCCTTATCTTTACCAATCTTATCAACTATAGTTTTTGAACCTTTTGCAATACTCTCGTTAAGAGAAGAATTGTTTTCAAGATTTATGAGAAGTGCTTCTACAGTTGGGGATTTGATATACTTCTGAAAGTATTCATGTATTTCATTGAATACAGTTCTTTCATCAGTATCGGCAAAATACTCTGACTTAATGAATGGGACGCACTTTCGTGCAAACTCTTCACTCTGAATCAGATTCTTCAGTATCGTCTGTTCTATGCGTGTTTCCATATTTAAAGTATCCTTCTACTACTGTTTCGAGTCTTTCCATTACATCGGGTGTAAAGTATTTCTCGGGGTTGTTGTTAATTGTTTTACCAAATTCTGTTTTACCATTTGGTAGTTTGATACGAGTAGAACTTTTCTCAAAGATTCCACTTGCAAGTGCAAGGTCTAAAAGACCATAGTATCTATCTAGTCCACTGTCATAAGATAGTCTTACGTCAACTATTCTATTTTCTACAGTCAATCTAGATTTTGCATTCTTACAATGAATGATATTACCAACGACTTCTGTTCCTTCTTTCTCTTTTTTCTTGGAAAGATAAATGATTGAAGAGGCTGCATATTTGAGACCACTTCCACCACCCATTTCCTTTTGAGGGAACATAGAACCAATCACATCATATGTGTGATTAGTCACAATCATTGGAACACCAGCACGTCCTAACTTAAGTGTTAGAACTCTGAATGCACCTTTAACAACTTGAGCACGAGTCATGTCTCGGGTTTCTTTACCCTCGGCAGTGTCCTCGATTTCTTTAGTAGTTGATAACATACCAAGTGAGTCAAGACACATCATCATAGGTGGTCTCTTATCTTTTGGTGTTTCAAGATACTTATCAAGTATGGATATTGCCTGTTTTCTGAATTCTTGAACAGTGACCACAGGCACGATAACCATTCTTTTTGAATCGATTCCTCTATCTTCAATCATTGTTTTACTGATTGCAGATTCAGATTCGAAATAGATTACTGCAGAATCGGGGTGGTCTTCAAGGAATTGTTTTACCATACCCAAGGCAAAGTAAGTTTTTCCTGTTGCAGATTCACCTGCGATTGCAGTGATTTTGTTTGAGGGAAGTCCACCATATAGTGAACCACTCAAAAGTGAATTGAAGACATAACTACCCGTATCTACGAATGTATCTACGTCTCCAGCAGCCACACCATCTGAAACTATATTTGCATATTCGTTTCCAGTTGATTTGACTAAATCTTTAATAAATGACATAACACTTCTCCATAATGTATCACTCTATTATACAGAAGAAAGGTAAAATTGTAAAGGTGGTTTTTATTCGTTATCTAATTTTTGTGAAATCTCACAAAGTCTTTCGTCAACTTTGATGTGTTCTTCCATCATAGAAACAAGTTGATTAACTTTAGATTCTAAGTGTATAATGAATCCAAAGATTACGGCTATCATAAGGATATAGAAACAGTCCATCATTGTTATAATCATGATACCTTATCAATCTCCTCTTGAGTCACATATCCATTGTCCATAACAAATTTTCTGTTATCTAAATGTTGTTGTTCAACCAAGTCTTTATTCTCTCCACTATAAACTACTGCATGACAATCTTTAATCATTTGAATATTGATATCTACTTTGTGTCCGAATACAGGGTGTCCTTCTACATGATGTGCATATAGTGTTCCTAAGATTCTTCCAAACTTACCTTTGTCGTGTGATACAAGTGATATTGTTTCACATTCTTCTAGTAATTTCTTTAAGTGTTTTTTAGAAGCTTTACCAAATAGTTTTTCTACTTTGTCTCTAGTTCTAGATTCTGGCGTATCGATTCCAACCATTCGGACTCTTTGTTTTTTATAAACCATACCGAAACCTAAATCAATATCTACATCTACTGTATCACCATCGACAACTTTTACTACTTTAACTTTATACTCATACATAATTATGTTTCCTATGAGAAGATTTTTCTTCCCAGTTTTCTATTGCCTTTCTTATACTGTCTTCTGCAAGAACAGAACAATGTAATTTGATTGGTGGTAGTTCTAATGCTTCTGCAATGTCTTTATCTTTAACTAGTTTTGCTTCTTCGATAGTTTTACCTGTAAGCATGTCAACAAACAAAGAAGAACTTGCAATAGCACTTCCACAACCATATGTTTTAAATTTAACATCAACGATTCTCTCGTCCATGTCTAACTTCAATTGAAGTTTCATGACATCACCACAAGCAGGAGCTCCAGTCATACCCGTTGCAACCATTGGGTCTTTAGGGTCAAATCTTCCGACTGCATGTTTCTCGGGGTTATTTAAAACCTCTTCGAATCTATCTACTACTTGTTTACTATATGCCATTATATTTATTTATGTTAATAAAAAAGAGGGAACACTAGTCCCCTCTCCTAGTTCTACATTTTTGTGGGAACTCTGAACAATAGAGCATCATAGCCTCCAGTAATACAACTGTCGGAATGACCTCCTCTACTTTTTTTCAGTTTTCTCTTCCTCTTGTAGTTCATCTGTCTGTCTATCAACTTCGTCTGCTACAGTGTTAACAACACCTGTTGCAGTATTAGCTGCTAAAGTTCCAACTGAGACTACATCATCTGCAACTGCGTTTACCAATGTTTGAGTTCCTTGAACTGCACCATCGACAACACCAGTTGTAAACTCTTTACCACCTTCAATAACTGCTCCAACTGAGGCACAAGAAGGAAGTAATATACCCACAAAAATAGCAATATATGCTATTTTCATTGTTTACTCCGTTATGGATTAATTTCATTAGACCTCCAACTGAGAATCTAACTCC